GGAGGAGTTCACAGAACCTCTTGCCACAGAGAGTGACCTAGCGCTCGAAGCTAACCCGTATGCGGTGCTTCACGACGAGTGCGAGGACGGTTGTTCTCTCAGCGGCCGGCTACGCGGTCGTGCATTAAAATTAGTGGCTTTTTACGAGGAGTTGGGCATGACTCGTTTAGCGAAAGATGTGCCCCAGCATATAGAGTGCGGCGGTCTACGGGCCGCCGTTCGTCAATGCTTCGTCGATGAGCTTAGCCCTCTCGACGAACTGAGTTTTAAGACGATCCAGAAGCTTGAGAAATCTTGCTGCCGAGGATGCGAACCACGCTTCATGGAGAAGCTCAGTCAATGGAAAGAAGCTAGGTTCCGACCAGTTGCTGTCAATGGTGAACACCTGGAGCGATTCAGGCGTGCTTTGAAACAAAACATTGAAAAGGGATGGGACCGCAGGCGTGCACCTTTTATACCCAATGGAAATGCTACCCGGCGTTACCGGAGGAAAGAGGGTGGTAATTGGAATGTGGAAGAATTCAGTGACGAATGTCGCTGTGAGCTGGTGTTTAGCTCGGGCAAACCCAGAGTGGTTACTCTTTACTCTGCCGAGAACACGCGCCGGCTCGCTCCATTGCATTACTCGTTATACGACATGCTTAAGAGGCGAGGGTGGCTGCTCGTTGGTGAACCGACCGACGCGCACGTTCAACGCCTTACAGGCGCTGCTTTCTTGAGTTTCGATTATTCTTCCGCCACTGACAATATAAAACGGGAGTACGTGAAAGTAGCAGTTGAGGTGCTTGAAGAACAGGCGGACCATCTTTCAGATGAGGAGATCGAAGCACTCCGGGTGCTGTCGAATCTGAGGATTGATGGCGAGGAGACATTTTCGGGCCAGCCGATGGGGTCAGTTATGTCTTTTCCTCTTTTGTGCGTGATCAACAAGACCGTAGTTGACATGTCATTAGCCGCTATGTTAGACAGGAAGGAGATTAGTTTTAAAGAGTGGACGAGTCATCCCCTTTTGGTTAATGGGGACGATTTGTTAACCCGCGAAGTACGGGGCAACACAGATCTCCGGGGTGAAGTGGTCAGGCAGGGAAGTGAGATTGGCCTCGTCGTTAACGAAGAGAAGACCATGGTCTCTGAACGCGACGGAGAAATTAATTCCACTTACTTCCAAGATGGCCACAAGCTACGTAAGTTTAACGCATCTTCCCTGTGGATGGATGCTGGTGTTGAGGACGTGTTGGGTTTTGCGGCCCAAGCCACGCCCGACGGAAGGACGTTTCGTAAGGTGGTTAGACGTAATTTGCGAACTCTGGCCAAGCAGTCAGATAAGCATTTGACGGAAATCCCACTGTCCTTGGTAGCCGTTTGCCGAAAAGACAAAAAGATAAGAGCGGCTATCACCAGCTTGCCTGATCGTGTGAAACCGATCCAAAATGGGTGTATTAGTATGGATCTTCGTCCAGAAAATTATCGCATGAGTAGAGATGAGGAACACGAGGCAATGAGAGAAGAGATCGAAAGAGTGAGGGAGCGAGGAATAGCTCGGGGAGCCGAAAGGCCGCCCAAGTTTAGTACTGGCGTTATACCTGCTGCTAGATCTTTTAATTCTGTCCGAAAACAGACGCGCAAGGTCGGTCCCGAGTTAATCCCGGCCTGTTATGCTCGTAGCTTCATCAGAAAGATAAAAGATGAGGGTGTTTTGAGGGAGGTGGC